GGGTGGCATTGATAGCCCAGCTTATGCGGATAAGAATTTCGCTCAGTCAGTTTTTAGACAAGCTGAGATTGATTTCAAGGATCATTTTAATATCAGTCGCTATGACTTGCTACCGAAAAAGTTTGCAGATGCAGCCTTGGCCTACTGGATGACGTGGGAGCCAAGCACCAATACAAAGATGAAGATTATGGAACTGAATGCTTTTAGCCAAGCGTAGGGAGGTAAAAATGAGACCAAGACGATATCCGTATAACAGGAAAGAGTCAATTTTACCAAAGGTAGAAGCCCAATCTTCAAAAGCTAGTGTGGCTCCAATGGATGTAAAAAGATTGACATCAGGCACAATTTCATATGAAAACTTTTTGAGAAGATTGAGTTGTAAGTAGAAAAAAAGCACCTGACGGAAATCAGGCGCACACTTAAATATTCAACATGATTATAACACGAAAGAGAGGAAAATGCCAATGGCTTTGGAATTGTTTGGAGAAGATTTCAAAAATGAACTGTTGGAAGAACTTGTCCAGTTGAATGTGAAAGCTATGACTGAAGCTAAAATGCGAGTGGCAAGAGGTACAAACTGGGCTTCCATCAAAGATGTTCAGGAAAAGACGGGCTGGGGTCGCAAGAAAATCGAAGATTTCAGAGACGCAGGGAAATTCCGCTATCAGCAAAATGCTAAAGGCGGTAAGTATTTATATGACTTGAACGATGTACTTCGATTTCAGAGTCAGTTAGCAAAATAAAGGAGAGAGAAAAATGTTTGAACCACCATTAATTAATCAGCTTTTAGGAACAGGTGCAGTGGTTTTGGGATTCATTGGAGCTGGGATTTTAGCACGACAAATGGAACTGCATGAACTTGAGAAACAACGCAAGTTGGAAGAACGTGATACGAAGATTATCCAAGCGTTTAACGAAGCGGTTGAAATCGGTCGTGAGCTTGAACGTGAGGAAATCCGTCAAAACATCCGTAGAGAGTTTCAAGGATTTACGTTTGATAACGAACGCCCTGAAGGTTTGAAGCCAGAGCCGTTAGCTTTGCCAGAACCTAAGAAAGTGATTATGAAAGTGCTACGTTGAGGATCAGATAATGACTAGAATTGAACTTGAAAACCGTGTATGGCTTTTGGCCAATCATGAAGAAAAAAACGAATTGCTGGATCTTGGGCTAACATCCAAGGCCAGATATGTGAAACGAGTGCTTGAGCTTGGAAAGGTGTATGCTCATGTTTGATTATGACAGAGATATAATGCAACCGCCTGAAGAACGAGAAGAACTTGACCCAAGCCAATACATCTATGTTGGATGTGGGCAGTATCGATATGTGGGTGATGAAGTATGATTGAAGAGTTATACGCAGATAATGGCACTTTGGGCTCTGATTATATTCATCTTGGCCGAGAGCTGGGGCAAATCATCAACGAACAACAGGACGTTATTTTGAAATTGCAAAACGAAAACAGACGTATAAAACGTGAGAATTGGAACCTTAAGAAGACGAAAGGAAGAAGGAAATGACAAACGAACTAACACAAAAACAAATTACATCACCAGTTGCAGCACGCATTGGAGAAATGCAAAACGAGGGACTAATGATTGCACAGAATTATAGCGTTAGCAATGCACTCAGTTCAGCATATTACGCTCTAAAAAATTCCAGTAGTGGGAATTTGCTCCAGATGTGCACTCAAGATAGTATCTACAATGCACTCCTTGACATGGTAACTCAAGGGCTTAGCCCGGCAAAGACTCAGTGCTATTTTATCCCTTACGGAAATACTGTTAAGCTGACTAGATCATATTTTGGCACTATGAAAGTTGTTAAGCAATTACCAGAAGTGAAAGATATTTATGCAGAAGTTATCTATGAGGGTGACAAATTCCAAATTAAGAACGAAAACGGTCGGAAAGTTTTTGTTAGCCATGAAACGGATTGGGTTAATGCAGACAATCCAATCGCAGGAGCTTATTGCATTATCGAAAAAGAGGATGGGGAGAAAATCCTGACTGTTATGACCAAAAAAGAAATTGACAAGTCTTGGGCGCAAGCTAAAACTAAGAATGTTCAGAATAACTTCCCTCAAGAAATGGCTAAGCGTACAGTTATCAATCGTGCTGCGAAACAGTTCTTTAATACTAGTGATGATAATGATTTATTTATTGATGCTGTGAACCGTACTACAGAAAATGAGTATGATAACGAGCGCCAAATGAAAGAAGCTGAACCAGTGAGAGAAGAAGCTGAAACGTTAGACGACATTTTAAAAGCCCCTAGCACGCCCACAGAGCCAGACAACGTGGTAGATGGAGAATTTACCGAAGAAAGCAAAACACCCCCAAAAACGGCTGAAAAAACGGCAATTCCTGACGAGTTAGCTTCTACCGAATACCCAGCAGATGAAATTCCAGACTTTAACGAAGAAACGGGAGAAGTTTTGGAAGAGATCAGTTTCTTTGAGGGAAACACGACCAACATTAAGGAGTAGGCCATGGAAGAATTAACACAAGAGAACTACTACCAGGACACAAACTGGTTGACCAATTCACGCTTTAAACGGTATCAGCAATGCCAGGCCAAGGCCTTTGCTTTGGACAGTGGCCAATGGGTAGAAGAGAGGGACGAGACCCCTCTCCTCCTTGGGAACTATGTTCATAGCTACTTTGAAAGCCCAGAAGCACACCAGCAGTTCATGGATGAAAATGGCGACAAAATCTTGGCCAAAACTGGGAAAAACAAAGGAAATCTAAAATCTGACTTTGTGATTGGCGATAAGATGATTGCAAGTCTAAAGGATGACGATGGATTTAATCATTTGTACCATGGTTATCCGTCAGACGAAGTTCAAAAAGAGTTGATTGTCTATGGAGAAATCGAAGGGGTTCCAGTCAAAGGTAAGCTGGACAGTGTCAACTTGAGTCGTGGCTATTTCGTGGATTTAAAAACCATGAAGTCCATCTATGCTGAAGAATGGAGCGCAGAACTTAAAAAGAAAGTTCCTGCAGCAGTTAACAATATTCTTAACTTTGGATATCATGGTCAGCTTGGATTGTATCGTGAACTCTTAAAACAGATGACTGGTAAAGATTTCAGACCATACATCGTAGCAGTCAGCAAGGAAAACGTGCCAGATCGTGACATTTTGAAAATCGATGATGAATGGCTTGAAGAAGGTTTAGACAAAATCAAGTCTAAAATTGTAGAAGTTTGGGAGGTTATCCAAGGCCGGAAAGAGCCTAAAAAATGTGGTCATTGCGATTATTGCAGAAGCCAGAAAAAGCTGAATGCAGTAGTTAGCTTGAATGACCTGATTGAAAGTGATTATTAAGTTTGAAAAACCAACTATTTCCAAAATGGAAACAACTCAAAAATAAACAAGCCGGGCATTCTTGTAAAACTGCGAACTAGAAAGCGTCAATGAAGGTCATGTGACCTTGGACGAGCGACTGCCTGTATTTAGCCAAACTCACAACAACAGAGGCAGTCGCATTTTTTGAAATGAAATGAATGAAATCAAAGAAAAAGCCCTGGCTAAGTTGCTAGAGGAATTAAATAAACCACATGATCTTTCACTTGATCGCATTCATAACTGGATTTGCGACCAAGAGGACGAAGAGTTATTCCAAGGCATCCTAAAAGAGCGATACTCTCTGAAATGTGCTCTGAAGTATGCGAAAGAAAAAGCGCGCAAATTCGCTGAAAATGGAGTAGCTTGCATCGATGACAACACTGTTTTTGGATGGATTCGAGAATATTTTATCTCAAATTCAAAAGTATCCAACATCGAACAGGTACCAGTCGAATCTATCAAGAAGAAAAAGGAAGAGAAAAATCAGGATTCTCCTGAAGAAAATGTGGATGTCGCTAAAATTAAGAAAGGCGCTGGTCCAGGTGATGAGATCATCAAGAAGCCTAAAATTAAGAAGGAGAAAGGAGTAGTCGAAGGTCAATTGGACCTTTTTGAAGAACTAGCATGAGCAAGATCAACGAACAATGCAAGCGAGAAGCAGATAGACGATTGAAGCCACCTGCAGGTTTCTGGAGCTGGTGCTACTCGCAAATCACAACGTACAAATGGAGCAATAAGGACAAGACCATAATCGCTTCAGATTTGAACCTTGGCCATTGTATCGAGAAACGACTGACAAAGTCGTCACGGCTCACTTTTTATGACAAGACCTACTTTTTCTCTATCATTCTCAGTACCTCGAAGCGCATTGAGATACAATCTTATGAATTTAGGTCGAATTTGGTTGAAGGAAAACAGTTTATCGATTGGCATTTTACAAATTTGGAGCGATTCGAAAATGACAAACATGTGAAGATTGGCCAAGATTACAACGGACAATTTTATCCGTATCTATTCGCTAATTTCTTTAGCGGAGGGTATTATACTGGTAATAAATTCTATCCAAACAAATGGGTTGAAAAACTTAAAAAGGTATCTGAACTCAAATATTTGAAGTTCGGGAATATTTGCTACTGGGAAATTGAACGGCTTTACAAATATAAGTTTGAAATTGAATTCGCTCAGAAAATTCATGCTTACAAATTGGCCAACGAAATCATGTATCCAGGTTACACTGGATTCACCAAAAACGTAGATATGCGAACCTTGAATCGCAGATGGCTTCAGAGGAATAAACAATTTTTCAAGAATTCAAATCGTAGTTTTAATGAATTTGAGTTGAGCCGTCGATTAAAAGAACGGAACGGCCGACTGGTGCCTGGCATTGAGTCTTATCTGACTTACCACGATATCAAGCATATACCGAAAGGTGTCGGGATCAATAAGTTTCAGAATTGGGTTATCAAGAACAGAATTGAGTTCAATGAATATCTTGATTACCTCAAAATGTTACGAGAAATGGGGGTTGAGCCTGAAAGTGATGCTATGCTTGTTCCAAAGGATTTTACGGCCATGCATAATCACACGGTCGGATTATATAATCAATTCGTTGAAGAAAAACGCAAACTGGAAGATAAGAAGAAACGTAAGCAGCTTGAAGCAGAATTCAAACTTAGAGAAGGAATGGATAAGACCATCCAAGGATACGCATTTCACGTTCCTAGAAAAGTGGCCGAACTTATCTATGAGGGCAAGAAGCTACATCATTGCGTAAGCTCGTACACAGACAAGCATTTTAAAGGGAATACCTTAATAGTGTTTGTCCGTCTATCAAATCAACCTAAAAAACCTCTTTACACACTCGAAGTAAAGCAAGGCAAGATAATTCAATTCCGTGGAAAATACAACAAAAATGTTCCCAGTGAGGTTTGGGATGTAGCCAGGGAATGGATGAAACAAGTAAAATTACTACCCAAAGCAGTATAAATCAGGAGAAAATAAATGAATTATAAAATCGATATAGCAGGAACGAGTATTGCACTCGAAATCGTAGATAAGAATATCACGATCACAAACAAGATTGAATATGATATGCAGATGCATTTCAGAAATACGGACGCAGATGCTTCTCTTGATACAAGTGGCGACGTGTTCGAGCCTCTCTATTGGCTAGACATCAGGGTAACACCGAAAACGCCAACAGAGTATCATACGAGCCTTGGAGTCAAGAGGGAGAAACGCCACTTAGCCGAACTTCAGAAGTTCTTTGAGTTCATCGAGAACAACAAGCGAAATCTATTCGATCTTTGTGGAATCAAGGGAGAGCTGCAATGAAATCTCTGACATTATCGTTAGACATTTCGACTACTGCGACAGGTTGGGCCATATTTCACGGCTCTGAACTTGTCCAGAGTGGTGTCTTAAAGCATAAAAGCAAGTCATTCTTTGAACGTGGGCGGTTCATGGCTAGTGAATTGCGAGCGATTCAATCAAGGGCGCTCCAGAAGTACGACTGCCATTTTGAATCGATTGTGGTCGAGAAGAACTCGGTAATGGGGCCAAATCAGCAGTCTATGATCAGTATTGGAATTGTTACAGGTATCATTCTTGGCAGACTGATTGCTGACAATGTGTACTTCGTGAACGTGTCGACCTGGCGCAAGTATTGGAAATTTAGCTATAAGGACCGAAGTAAAAAATCAATGAAGCTACAGGCCGTTGCTAAGGTGTCTGATGAATTCGACCTGAACGTCAAAGACGATGAAGCTGACGCAATACTGATTGGTTCATATTTTGTAAACCATGGCCAAGAATTTGGAAATCTGGAAAACCACAAGGTAAGTTGAGGAGTTGGAAGATGAATAAGCAGGAATTGATTAAAGAATTTGAAGAAATCGGGATTTATGGTTTGAATATGTTTGGAACTGTAGTCAAAGGCATTCCGACCGAAACTGCAATTGATCTAATCAAACAACTAGACGAGCCAGAAAAAGTCAAAGTTCAGCAGTTTGTGGATGATGTGATTGAGGGTGCAAGAGAACATAGTCCAGAACTAGAGGATGCGTTGCATTATGCTTGTAGCAATGGAAGCCAGGAATTTACAGAATGGTATCAAAAGAAATCCAACAGAGACCTCTTCGCTCGTGCATGGCTTGACGGCTACGAGGTTGAGGAAGAGAAGAGGTACTATGTAAGGTTTAAATGGATTGAAGAAGCATATAGTTACTTAACCTTTATTAAACGCTTTGACGCTTGGACGTTAGCGGATATAAAACTAGATAAAAAATTTCGTTCAGAACACACCCGTAAAGAACTAGAAGAAGCTGGCTTCGGCTGGGTATTCGATTGTCCAGGGATTGAGATTGAGGAGGTGGAATAAATGGCGAAATTTATTCAAATCCAATCTTGTTACAGAGGGATTGTCGAAAACGAACTCATCAATATAGAAGATATTAGTCGCATCTGTCTAGGTCCTAACATCTTATTTCTACGAACGCCTTACAGTGCCGGAGAACGTCATATTTCTATCACTAAAGATTCGGTAGATAAGTTATTGATGGAGCTGGATATTGTTGGGGAGGTGGAGTGATGAGTTATGATTTGGAAATCTTAGCGAAAATAGAAAACGGACAATATATCCGTATTGCTGAACCTAGATATAGTTCTCCGACCTACAATCTCGGGAAGATGTTTAGAATTGCTATGGATTGGGATTTTGACCAAGAAACTACGTACAACATCGCTGATGTTTTAGATAACATTCAACGCGGTATCTCTGAATTAGAACGGTACCCTGAAAAGTATGTGCAGTATGAACCTGAAAATAGATGGGGAACAGTCAGTGGTGCCTTAGATGTTTTGAAGTCATTGAAAGAGTGTATTTTAGAACAAGATATTGACACAAAGTATTTATATATGAGGTGGTAATATGAAACGATTCATAGCTATCTGGATTTTATTGTCTGCTGGATTAAACATCTGGCAGAGCATCCACATTAAAAAACTGGAAGAAAAGCGCCCAATTATCATCTATAAAGCCGATAACGCAGGCGCAGAGATATTTGGTAAGGTCGTCGAGAAAAGACGATATGGCAAGTTGTATACAGTGACTATCAGAGATTATGGGATTTTCGTAGTCACTAGAGAGCAGTTTGAGAAGATTAGAGTAGGGGATGAGGTGATGTTGTGAAAGTTCGTTTTAATGGAAAGTATAACTTTTTCTTAACTCAATTTGTCCATTTTATTGTATTGGACTATCTCTGGAAGATACTTGAAATTATCATTTTAGGTAGAGTGAGAGGGAATTTTCCAGATTCCATTATACTTGCTCTGATTTGTATCTATATTGCATGGATTTTAGATAAGGAGGAATGAAACAGATGACTACACTAGAAAATGTAAAACAATGGTTTATTGACCGTGATCTTGAAAACGGTGGACGACTAGATAAGCAGTCTTTAAAACTTAGCGAAGAGTTCGGAGAGTTATGCGCAGGCTATCTCAAGAAGAATGAGCAACTAACTAAAGATAGCATTGGAGACTGTGCAGTCGTAATTGTCGGGTTGGCCTTGTTGATAAAAGAGGATGTGCAAGGGATATTCAAGGATTCTGAAATCTTCAGAGAAGAAGAAGTTATGGAGTGTTTTAAATCTTTGAATGTTCACATTAGCGAGTTTCAGTTATCGCAAGATTTAGCAGACAAGAAATTGTGCAGGTATAATCTGATGTATGCAGTCCGCTATTTAAGGATAATCAGCAAAGCACTTGGTTATAGCTTCGAAGAATGTTTTGAACTGGCTTACCAAGAAATCAAAGACCGCAAGGGTCGTTGGATTGACGGTACGTTTGTCAAAGAGGAGGATTTGGTATGATACCGAAATTTAGAGTGTGGATAAAAACAGAAAAACGTATGATTGAAACAGATGACCTTCTTGCTATTGACTATGAGAATGAAGTGGTCATGACACAACAAGTTTATTTTGAGAATGGTTTACCAGACGATAGAGATATCTATTGTTATGATTTTGACGAAATCGAACTCATGCGCTCAACAGGATTGCAAGACAAGAACGGCAGGGAAATCTTTGAGGGGGATATTTTGGCATGCAAAACTGATGATGAAGTGATAAATTTGAATATATTTTGGGATGAAGAGCATGCTTTATTTATGTTCGAGTCGAAAAAATATAACGAACAGGAACCTTTAGCTGAATTGGTTGAAGATAACACATATCCGTTTGAAATCATCGGCAACATCTACGAAAACCCAGATCTTTTGGAGGATAAATAATGAACCCAGAAATAATTGACAACGTAAACAAACCAAGCCACTACCAAGGCAGATTTGGCATGGAATCTATCAATGTTTTGAGGAACTTCATGACACCAGAACAGCTGAAAGGCTTTTATCTTGGAAATGCCTTGAAGTATCAACTGCGATTCCAGAAGAAAAACGGTCTTGAAGACCTGAAGAAAGCCAGAAAGAATCTTGACTGGCTTATCGAGGAGATGGAACATGAGAATTAAAACATTAATGGGAACAATCATCAATGTTGATAGGATAAAGCGCAGTATCACAGTTGAGGGTATTGAATTAGGCTCATATTGTCGTGCTTTAGTATCTAAACACAAAGATGGTACAGGTACAATAACACTAGTTTTTGATGGGAAAATAATTTAAAAAAGGAGTAAAAACAATGTTTACACAATACAATCACGAAACAGGAAAAATGACACTTACAAAACTTGCTAAGGGCGGTATCATTACAGTTGCAGCAATTGCTTCACTTGGGATTTTTCGTCTCACGGCCGTGAAGCGTATCCCAGCTAATACAGTTGGAGTTAAGGTTAGCGCGATTGGAGGTGTTCAAGAAAATACCCTGCAAACAGGATATCATCTAAAAATGCCATTTATCGACAAGGTTTACACTCTCTCCACTTCTGTTCAAACAAAAACAATGGAGAAAATCACGACTCAGACAAAAGATGGTCAATGGTTAAATACTAATATCGATGTAAAATATCGTGTAAACAAGGAAAAAGCCATGACGGTCTTCTCTAATTACACAGACTTAGAAAACGTGAATAATAGTGTAGTATCTCCTGCTGTTCAGCGTGCTATTGAATCTGTAACTGGAAATTACGATATTTATGATATTCTCGGTGACAAGCGTACTGAAGTTTATGAAATGATTGACAAGGCTCTCAAGGAAAAATTTGAGTCTTATGATTTAGAGTTTGTTTCTTTTACCATCACAGACCAAGATGCAGGCGATGAGATTGAAGCAGCAATCAAAAATGAATCGGTCAAACAAAAAGAAATCGACACTGCAAAACAGGAACAGGAAAAAGCTAAGGTTGAAGCTGATACCAAGAAAGTTCAAGCTCAAGCAGAAGCAGACGCAGGTATCATCAAAGCAGAAGGTGAAGCCAAAGCCAATAAAGCTAAGTCAGACTCAATCACAGATAATCTTATCCGGATGAAAGAAGCAGAAGCCAGAGAGAAGCATGGCTGGGTCACTGTTAACGGTGTAGGTAGTGTGATCACGAATAAAGAATAAAATAAAAAAGCCAGCACAGCTGACTCCTTTGTGATATTCCGATAAAAATATTATATCATAAAGGAGCGATGTTGTGAGGTTATTAAAAAGAGTTGACGTGCAATTTACCAAAAAAAATGTATATGACGTTCTAGAGAGTTATCGCTCGTATGTCCGAATGGCAGGCGCTGAGTATTTGCCTAAGATCACAACGACCTACTCATTTGAACCAAAGACGTTTACTGGTAAGAACACAGCTACTGAGAATATGGTTATCGAACATGTGGATGCAGAAGCAGAAGTTCTGGAGATTGAGAGAGCAGTCAACTGCATTATGGATCCATACGTTCGGCAGGTTATCGCAAAGAAGTACATGGATATGAAAATCCAATTATCGGACAAGGCTATCTATATGGACTTAGGCTATTCTGAAAGTGAGTTCTATCGCATGCTTAGCAGAGGTGCTTTGGAATTTGCGGAAGCCTATCGAAAAGGTAAGCTGATTGTCTTTCGTAAATTTTTGG